TACCGACGTAGTCGTGGTTCAGCAGGAAACGTTTTAGTGGGCGCCATTAAGGCACTTGAAAGCACCACTGTTGTCAATAAGCCACCACTAGATGGTATTCAGATAACCCCTAATACTATTAGGGCTGCTGGAGGTGTGGATATTGAATCAATTAGTTCATTGAAGACAAATATTCCTCTATCGTTTAGAACTCAAGACCGTGCTGTATCTCTACAGGACTACGAAGATATCTTGTTACGTATTCCAGGAATTACAAAAGCAACAGCATATGTTGACGGAAGTAACGTGGTTCAAATACGAGCAGTCACTCCTCAATCAAATTATGGGTCTACGAACACATTAGTGCTAGACGCAACTACCATTTCTACAATACAAAGTTATTTGTCTACTCGTGAAATCACTTATGTGACATCAAACGTAGGGGCATCAGTAACTGTCACACCAGTAAACATTGTTGGGACAATACGAGTACAAGATGGTTTTGTACAGCAAACAGTTTCTGCAAACGTCCTTACCTCTATTCAAGACCTCTTCTCATTTGAGAATATGGACTTTGCAGGAAAGGTTTCTTTGGGAGATCTTTACCGAGCAATACTTGACGTTAACGGAGTTGACTACGCAGTAATCACACGATTTACAACGACTGTCAACAACGTGATTGACAGCAGTGGTGGGTTCACTGGAGTACAAGCATCGTCTACATCTTTATTAGCACTTGCTACATCGTCTACCTACACAATGGTGGCTAGTGGCGGAATTGTGGCTGGAGCCTAACAATGGCAAGAGAATCGTTCAGACTCAGGCGGTATACAGGTGCTGGTGACGTAACTGGTGTCGGTTCATTTATTCGTGGTACTGATGCCCTACAGATAACTGCTGGTGCAAGCGTAACTGACGTTGACGCCGCTATCCGATCTACTGGAATAGTCACAACACTTCCATCAAGTGTAACTACTACCGCCGTTGATGAAAATGAATATGTATTTGAAGCACAAGCAATTGAGTACAACGCTGTTGTTTTAAACTGGTCTTTAACTGATGGCTTTACAGTTGAGAGCAGTGTTGTTGCAGGCGCTACTGGACTTATTAACGTGGCGCTTGTCTATTCAGATTCGGGATTCCCTCAAACAGTTGTTGACGGTCAGTTGTTGTTCAGTGGTGTAGTTGACACATACTTACACCAAGAGACAATAACAATTACCACTGACGCTGGCCCACTAGCAATACAAAAGCCAGTAAGTGGTAAATGGGCTTATTACACTTTGTTTGCTTACTACTACGTTAAAGACAGCAATTCATATTTCTATGAACGACTTGCTTCAATTGAAATACTTGTACCAAAAGATTACGGATCCAAAGATGCTATGTGGAAACGTGTACCTAAGTATTATCGTGACGCTGATAGAGGCAACACTCAATTAGAGCGTTTTATTGATACTTTTGGATTTGAACTAGACCGTAGTCGTACTCTTATTGATTCCATCATGACCCAGCATGACCCTCTACTTGCAGAAGCAGAAGGTATTGAACAACTTGCAAGCATGCTTGGATTGGAACTTAATGTCAATGACATTGGTGTGTCCCGTACCCGTGCGTTGCTCCATGACATTGGATACCTACGCCGTACTAAAGGAACCCTTGACTCAGTTCGTGACTACATCACCGCAGTTAGCGGTTCTGACGTAACGATAACTACAGGCGCTTCTGCTCCGTTCTATACCTTCAATGTTCACGCACAACGTGCCAACCTTGTGGCTGACCCACGGTTCCTTACTAATTCAGGTGTGTCATGGAACGTGGCGCAACAACCTGCGGTTACACGCACCAACCTTGTGACTAACCCATCATTTGAAATTGATACAGCAACTTGGGGTGCGTTTCGTTCTACTATCAGCCGTGTTGCTGGAACATTCGGCACAGGATCATGGGTTGGGCAGTTTGTTGCAACATCAACATTGACTGGTGGCGCAAACAGAACTTTCATACCGATACCAAATCAGTCTTACACTGTTACTGGAACGGTGCTCAGGACAGTTGGCTCTAGGACTTATGCGATTGTGATTGACTGGTACAACAGTGCAGGATATGTGAGTTCATCAAGCGGAACTTCGCAAACTTGTGCGACTGCAACAATATTATCTGCAACTGGTGTTGCGCCAGCAGGTGCAGTGAGCGCAACTATCACTTTCAACGCAAGTGCTGGTGCTATCGGTGACACGGCACAACTTGATTCAGTTATGATTGAACAATCTGCATCTGTTCTCCCATACTTTGATGGAACATATGTTAATGATTACCAAGGATACGGAATCATAAGTAAGGGGTGGTCTGGAACGGTTAACGCCTCTACTTCTACGGCTTCTTGGTTTACTGGCAATACCCGTACAAACCTAATCACTAATCCAAACTTTGAAGTAGATACCACAGGTTGGGCTGGTCTTGGTAGTGCCACATTATCTAGAAGTACAGCAAGTGCTTTTATTGGAACTGCTTCAATGTTAATTACAGATCCAAGTACTGGGTCTGCTGGCGCATCAACAACGTTTACTCCCGTTAGTGGAACTTCATATACGTTTAGTTTTTATGTAAAGAACATTGCTGGTGCTACCCGTAATATGTATGCACAAATAGGTTGGGGTGGTGGTACTTTTTCAACCAGTAACATTATTTCAGTTCCTATAGGTATGAACAACTGGCTTCGTATATCCGTAACTGGGACAGCGCCTAATGGTTCAACAGCGAATCTTTATATAGTTACTTCTGATAGTGCTAACACAGAAACAGCAGAAACAGCATTAGTAGATGGAATTCTGTTAGAAACAGGTTCTGTACTACTTCCATACTTTGATGGAGCGTTTACTGCAAAACGTCAGAACTTATTACCAAACCCTAGTTTTGAAACAAATACGACAGGTTGGAATGCTAACGGATCAACTAACACTAGAGTTGCTGGAACGTGGGGTTCAGGTTCTTGGGCATACCAAATAGTCGCTACTGGCACAGGGTTATCTGGTACCTTTTCTGATTTTGCCTCATTCCCAGTTACTGAAGGACAAGCATACACAGCGAGTGGTTATGTTAAGTCAATTTCTGGAACGTTACGTCAAGTACAAATAGGAATTAACTGGTATAACGCAGCAGGAACTGGTATAAGTACTAGTACTACTAACAGCACCCTTACGACCAGTTCACAACGTATAAGTGTTACGGGAACTGCACCAGTTGGAGCCGTGCATGCTTTAGTAAGTGTTTATGGTTTAGGTACTGGTACTGTCGGAGATACTTGGCAATTGGATGCTGTTCTAGTTGAAGCAGGTTCAGCACTTCGTTCATACTTTGATGGAACATCTACCAACCAAGATTACAATGGATTTACTCTAAATACCCAAGCATGGAATGGAACCGCTAACGCCAGCACTTCTACAACATCTTGGTACACCACCAATCTTCTTCCAACCATTAGTACGGCACCAGCAGAAGGTATTCAAATTACGGCTGGTGCTTCGGGCAACAAGATTGCGGTTGTTTCTAACGTAGCCGTACCTGTGTCAGCAAACAATGCATATTATATTTCTGCTGACTTCTCTGCCCTCCCACAAGTTGTTTATGGTGGGTCATGGGGAACCAGTTCAACTTGGACAGACTGGACAGACGCCACAGCCGCTGACTCTATCTCTGTAGGTGTTGATGGTAGGTACACCTACCAAATGAACGCAACCACTTCGGGAACCAAGTACCCCGCATTCCTATTGAGCCTCAGCGCAGGACAATCAATTACTTTGTCTAAATGGATGGTTGAGCCTAACGGTGCTGGGCAGTTCTTTGATGGTGACACCGTATTCAGCGGATTCCTTTATCAAGGCTTTACTTCTGACCACACATGGTCTGGGACTAAGTACGCCTCGTACTCGCTGTACACAACGAACCGAAAGAAGACTCAAGACGCTTTGTCACGTTTGATGCCAAAGATCTTACCTGTTACGCTAATGGGTACCTCAGGCGGAAACGCTAAGTACCTTATGCAGTTTGATTGGATTCCAGGAAAGACATGATGACATATCTCGTGGCAGGTTTAGCCGTTTACAAATTGGTTCAACTACTCAACATATTAACGCCACGGGAAGCAATGCCTTGGGTGAAGATCCTTGCAGGAATTGTCTTTGGCTATGGTGCATCTTTTATTTTAAATGTTCAGGACATATGGACATCGGGTCTTGTAGTCGCTACACTGGCAGGCGCCTGCCACGGTGTACTCCGAATGATTACGCTTGTGGGAGACATGGCACAACGCAAATCACTAAAATAGGAGAAAACGATGCTAAAAAAGTACGGTGTATTAGGAACAGGTAGAACCAGCAAGAACATCATTGAAGATGCCCTTAATGAACTAGGTGTAGACAACGATTTTATTGTTACCTGTGGTGCCAAACCATCTGATTCAGAGTCACGAGTAATCAACTGGCTGATTGACATGGAAGTTAATTTCATGCTTACTCACAATGGAAAGGCTCCTGCGGAGTTTATTGAGAAGGCTTCAGTTGAGCGACTAGATGCAAACCCAGCAAGAGACATGATTCATTATCTGTCAAAGACTAAGGGAACTCTTTTGCTTCTTTGGGATGACGCATTGATACCTGAGATGGAAGAGATTTGTTTTGATGCCGCTGATGCTGGCGTCCCAATCCTTGACTTGACTAATGGCCTTGTACCAATTGTTGTGGACATCACGCACGAAGAAAAGACTGCCCCAATACCAACTGAAGAAGTTGAGATTGAACCATTCAGCCGTGCTGAAATGTTGTCAATGTCTATTGGTGTTTTGCGCAAGAACGCAAAGGCTCAAGGTATCCATGTTGGTACCACTATGACAAAAGAACAAATCGTTGATGCAATACTCAATGACGTTCCGATGCCAGAACCAGTCATTGAAGAAGAGGAAGAGATTCTTCCACCAATTGACCTAGGTACATTCCACGTTGTAAGCAGTGCTCAAAACGACCGAGCAATTACTAGTTCTTATAACACATGCATGCTTACGGCAACATTCCCTAGCGGAGTGATTATGAGCCGTCCTGCAAATGTGGAAGAAGTCAAACAGTTGTTTGGCTTTGGGTCAACTATTTAATTGATGCCTTAACAATCCCATTTTCGTAATGCTAAAGCCTTACGAGTAGGTTCACCGTTTGGCTTCTTCATTGGACCTTCCATGCCACTCATACGAGCGCAAAAAGACTTACGGCGAGCCGCAGACTTTGGAGATTTACTAGCCTGTTCTTTAGACACAGGTGGCTTGAGGTCTGAACCAGGGTTTGCCTTCTCATAAGACTTACGACCTTTTTCGTTAAGTCCACCCTTTTCGTTCTTACCTTCTTTGCGTTGCCATGCTTCTGATTTCTTAGTTGCCATTACTTTTTACCTTTTTTACTGACAGCCATGTTGTCAACAAGGTTTGGGTACGGACGACCAGCGGCTTTTGCACGAGCCTTTGCTTCTGACTTTTGGTCAGAGGTCAACTTGCTGGATTTCTTTTTAGGATTGGGTTTATCCCATACTTCTTTTTTAGATGCCATCAAACAAGTTTAGCGGTTGAAGGGAGGGCCGTTAACAAGGGCAAGGGAAGAAAGGAGGGAAATACCCTTGCTCTGTAGTTCCTGAGGAGGTCGCCCTCCCCTCAACACTATTGCACACTTTAGCACCCGATCAGGGAAGTGCCAAAGTGACTAGCGAGAGTGTAGCATGGCGACCCTAGATAACAACCTGAGGAGCAATATGGCACGAAACAACAAGTTGAGTGGACCTTTTTTACCAGTCCCAAGGTGGGTCCTTCCGTACATCTCTACGGACTACATCTCACACGCAGTACTGAACCACATGCTCCAGTACCTGCACCCAGAAACGCAGGAACTGACAACCTCCTACCAGCACATTGCTGACCAGTTGGGCTGTGACCGCCGAACCGTAATTCGCTCTATGAAGCGCCTAGAAGAGATCGGTCTGATTGTCAAACAGCACCGTGTGACCCGCAGTAACAAGAACTTGACGAATCGCTATTACGTCAATTTTAACAACCCAGTAGTGTCACACGAGTCACCCCTAGTAGTGTCCATGGAGACACTAGGTAGTGTCACGGGAGACACCACTAGTAGTGTCACGGGTGACACCCAATCAAGAGTATATAACAAGAGTAAAAATAACAAGAAAGGGAAAATTTCAATACAAGTAGATCAGAGGCTTGAAGATGAAGAAACTTTCTGACGACTGGGGCGTCGGCTTAGGTGAAGACCCTGACAAAAAAGAACCCGCCCCAAAACAGACCCGCCAAGACTCCCGTGGGAACTTGGTGTACTTCTTCCGAGCCAGCCTCCCGACCGAGACCATGGACAGGATCACCTCCCCAGTGAATGGTCCTGCCCTGATGAAGGGTTTCAAGAAACTTACCGACAAGGGCTTTACAACCGATCAGATTCGTGCCATGATCATGGCGTTCGTAAAAGAAATAACACGGAGACCGTTACCAGTGGAGGTGGCACCGTGGAGAGCCTTTCTAGCGAACTTAGATAAATACGCAAAGGAGAATTATGTCAAAGAAGACGATCAGCCGACCTCAATCTCAATTGACCCAAGACTTACCGAAGAATAGATCGTTTATACACTGCATTTGTTGCGATCTTTATTTTTTAGACCCAGTTACGTTTTTAGACCATAGGTGTGCGGTATCATCGTTACCCCCTCACAAAATGGAAAAGCATGACTGACTGGAAGAGTTCAAAATACTGGCGCAACCGCCCCGTTGAAGAACGGGTTCGTAATCTGCGTGTACCACCTCGCTACAAGAACAGCACGTTTGCAAACTATGACGAGAACGAAGGTTCGCCTGCATTCAAAGATGCTGTCATCAAGTGGACAAACAATATTGAGAAGCGCATGGAAGACGGTATGGGTTTGTATATCCATGGCAAGACAGGTCTTGGTAAAACACACATGGCTGTAGCCGCTTTGCGTGAAGTTGTTTCAAAGAACGAACTCAGTGGTTTGTTTATCTCTTACGACATCTTTGTTGAAATGGTTCACGACTCTCGCAACAACGATGGTGAACTTCCTGAAATGTACGGCGATCCAAACTTGCTCAAGTACATGCGCCGTGTTTACGACATTGTTGTTGTTGACAACTTGAATGCAGATCGCTTGACCGAGTACATGTCAAAGACAGTCTCAAGCATGATTGAATCTCGTTATGACATGCAACTGCCAACAATCTTTACAACAGAAATTAACCCCGACAAGTTGCCAACTCTGTACAGTCCACGAGTGCATTCCATTATCAAACAATCATGTTTCATTATGGGAGTAACTGGTTCTGATTACAGGTTGGAGCACTAATGTTCGGTAATGACATTCAATCATACGAGGACGTTGGATACGGAGTTGTCTTTGAAGAACTACTTGCTTCACCTCCTGGGGGTATCAAAGGTATTGGTAGTTCGTTGTATAAAGCACGAAACAACTGGGACCGTGTTCTTAACTTGTGGGAATCAAATGACCTTCCGTTGAAGTCTCTTTACGACACAACTCATCGTTTAGGTATCGGCGCAGAGGTTTACACTTTCTTGTCAATAGATGCAGTTGAAGCAGTAGACAACTGGCTACAACGTAAAGGAATGTCCCTTCCAGTTCTCTACTATAAAAATGTGGGAGAACTTGAATACGACTTGCGATTCAAGAGATCTGTCCGTACAATCTTCGTTCCACACCAAGAACAAGCATTTGCGCTCGGACTTCGTGCGACAGTTTCATCTCCTACAAGCGCTTGGGTTTTCTAATGGCATCAACTGAACATCTCTTAATCAGCAAGGTTATTCAGACTGCTGACCTCAGCGAAATCATTGACGGTGGACTTCGTCCCGATCACTTCAGTGGCGAGTGGTCTGACATCTGGCTATGGGTTCTTGATTACTGGCGTGAGTACAGCGTGGTGCCAAGTGCCCGTGTCTTCAAACAACAGTACGCAGACCTTCGTTTGCTCAATGCAGAGAACGAACCATTCCAAGCGCTCATTGACGAGATCTATGTTGCATACAAGCACCAGCACTTGGTCAGCGCAATTACATCGGCTCTACCATCGCTTAACAACAACGAGACCGAAGAAGCATTTAACAAACTCTCCGAAGGCTTACAAAAAGCATCAGTAGAAGTTGCACGCCTCCGAGACATTGACCTCATGGAATCATGGGAAGGACGGTTAGCAAAGTATGAAGAGATGCGCAACACTCCGAACGGTCTTCGTGGAATTCCGACAGGCTTTCTTGGTCTTGATCGGATCACTGCTGGTCTTCGGCCTCAGCAGTTGGTTACATTCGTTGGTGAAGCGAAAAAGGGTAAATCATTAATGACCTTGATCATGGCTGATGCGGCTCACAGCCACGGCATCACGCCAATGTATGTTTCATTTGAAATGAGTATTGAAGAGCAAGCGGCTCGTTATGACGCCATTATTTCAGGAGTGCCACATACACGCATTATTCGTGGTGACTTAACTGCCCAAGACATGGAACGCATTTCAAAAGCATTGAAACTTCGCAAGAACATGCACCCGTTCATCATGACTGAAGACACCCACTCGTTAACAACAGTGAGTGCTCTTGCTGGGAAGGTGCAACAACACCGCCCACGCTTGTTAATTGTTGATGGTGTGTATCTCATGGACGATGAGCAGGGAGAGCCAAAGGGTTCGCCACAAGCATTGACAAATATCACACGCTCGCTCAAGAGGTTGGCACAGCGTTTTGATATCCCTATCATCGGGACAACACAAGTATTGTCGTGGAAACTTGGGAACAAGAAGTCACGGCAGATTACGGCGGAAGCAATTGGTTACACATCGTCATTCGCACAGGACTCAGACCTTGTGCTCGGTGTGGAATCAGATCCTGACGTAGATAACCAAGCAATCATCAGAGTTATCTTGTCTCGGTCATCACCTAAGGGTGAAGTAAGAATTAAATGGGATTGGGAAAATATGAACTTTACGGAGGTGGATGAAAATGACAACGGCGACACAGACAACTGGTACTACTGATCTTTCTAATGTTCTTCTAGAACTCGGCGTAGATGTACGGCGAACAAGTGGTCGTGAGATTTCAGGGTGCTGTCCAGTACACGAGAAGCGCACGGGTCGTGCAGATGGTTCTCCATCATGGTCCATGAACTCAGAGAGCGGTCTATGGATCTGTCACTCATGTGGCGCCCGTGGAACACTTGCTGGACTTGTCTCAGAGTTGACAGGAAACCCCGACAGTGTCTCGGCTGTTAATCAGTTACTCATTGAGACAGGTATCAACCGACTTACTGCTCCAGAGCGTGTTGAGTACCAACCAGAAGTTGATTGGGTTTCGTACAGTCGCTTTGAACAAGTGCCACACAAAGAGTTGGTAAAACGACACCTTGATGCAGACGTTGCGTTAGTGCACGGCATCAAATGGAACATGATGAAAAAAGCATGGGTAATTCCTATCGTGTCCCCGTTAGGTGAACTAATGGGATGGCAAGAGAAAGGTCCTGAGTACTTCAACAACAATCCAGTTGGTGTAAAGAAGAGCAAGACACTTTTTGGTATTGAACGCTTTCAGTCAAGGACTGCTGTGCTCGTTGAATCACCACTAGATGTGGTGAGGTTTGCATCATCATTCGGGGGTATGCAAGCACTCGCCACATTTGGTGCTCATGTAAGCCACGAGCAAATGACATTGCTCTCTGAGTCAGCAGAGCGTGTGATCATTGCAATGGACAATGACAAAGCAGGTATTGAGTCGGCTAAGACTTTGTTAAAAGCGTTGCCACGTTTTCGTGACGGTATCTTCTTCCTGGACTACAGCAAGACTGACGCCAAAGACATTGGTGACATGACAGACGAAGAAGTGGACTACGCAATTAAGCAAGCGTCTGTTATTCCTTGGTGGATGTAATGAAACACATCATTCACGTCCACCAGCAAAACATTAAAAAAGGTATTAACGCCATTATTGATAGAACCTACAAAGGGTCTACACATCACCGTTCGTTAGACATTCAATGCCCAAACTGTGGAACCACATCAGCCACAGTTGTCCAATCCGACACACCTGATCGTTGTGGTGCTCGTGTTTGGATAGAAGCACAAGAGGTTTCTACATGACCTTTAATGGCACCCTTTATCCGTTTCAACAGGAAGCCATGGAGCGCATGGTTGATCGTGGACAGATGATGCTTGCTATGGTCATGGGCGCTGGTAAGACCCCAACAACACTTGCCGCCATTGAACGCCTGTTTGATGATGGAGAGATTGATCGTGTAGCGGTAGTGGTTCCCTCATCACTTAAGTTTCAATGGCTTCGTGAAATCAAAAAGTTCACTAACTCAAAAGCAATTGTGATTGATGGTACTAAGACTGCCCGTGCACCACTATGGCGTAACGCTATGCGTTGTCGTTATGTCATTGTCAACCCTGAGATGTTGGTAAAAGATGAGAAAGAGTTTCTTGCACTTAAGTTTGACGCCATGGTTATAGATGAAGCAACCATTATTAAGTCCCCTAGAGCAAAGCGTTCTAAGTTACTTAAGCGCCTTGGTGCTAAGTGCCATTACCGCTTTGCGCTAACAGGTCAACCTATTGAGAACAAACCAGAAGAATTGTTCTCTATTATGGAGTTCGTAGATAAGGGAGTGCTAGGTCGTTTTGACATCTTTGACCGCACATTCATTGTTCGTGACCACTACGGTAAACCAGTCCGTTACCGAAACCTTAAGCAACTACAAGACAGTCTCACTGAGTCAATGGTCCGTAAGACACGAGCAGACATCGCAGACCAATTGCCAAAAGTTATACATCAGGTAATACCTGTATCTTTTGATAACGCTGGCGCAGTTGCCTATGAGTCAATTGCTAAAGATCTTCTTAAAGAAATAGCAAACGCCATTGCAACACATGGACGTGGTTTTGACTTGTGGTCCCACTACAACGGCGGGGACGGTGGCGGAGAAGCACAAGGACAGATCATGTCTCGTCTAACTATCCTGCGCATGCTGTGTGACAACCCAGCCCTTGTGTACGACTCTGCTCGTAAGTTCCGAGAGACACAAGGCAAAGACGGAAGCCAGTATGCGGACAAGATACTTAAGGCTGGTTGGCTATCAGAGACTGCCAAATCGCCAAAGATGGCATCGGTCATTGAGTATGTAACGGACATTCTGTCGGGTGACCCTGACAGTAAAGTTGTTCTTTTTTCATTCTTTAAACAGAATTTACGACTGTTGCAAGAGGCTTTCAAACCTCAGACTAATAGTGTTCTTTTTATGGGTGGTATGTCTGCTGAAGAACGAGACGCCGCCAAACAACAGTTTGCTACAGACCCACATACCCGTATATTCCTGTCCTCAGACGCTGGTGGATACGGCGTGGACTTGCCAAATGCCAACTATCTGATCTCCTATGACCTGCCATGGAGCGCTGGGAAACTGGATCAGCGAGAGGCTCGCATTATCAGGTTGTCTTCGTTACACCCCCACGTTACAGTTGCATCCTTCGTTATGAAAGGTTCAATTGAGGAACGCCAGTATGAAATGCTTCAACAGAAGCGTGGCATCAATGAGGCTTTTATTGACGGAAATTACGACAGTCAGGGTAAGTTTGAATTAACAATCGGTACCCTGTCTGACTTCATATCAACATCACAACTGTAAGGAAAAACGATGGCATCAGTAAAACGAGAAAAACCAGCAGAAGAATCAATCATCAAAGACTTTGATGAAGTCCACTTAGAGCGCCTTGCCGAAGAGTTCAAGAAGTCCAAAGAGACTGTTGACATTCTTGAGAAGCGCTTAGGCGACATGAAGAAACAACTTGCCGAGGCTGTAACTGTGTTTGGTTACACAGACGACAAGGGACACCAGTGGTTGAAGGTTGGCTCATTTGAATTAAAGCGTGAGCGCCGTATCTCTCGTTCATTGGACACCATGGCTGTAGAACAGTGGGCACGCTCTAACGGTCATTGGGACACCATTAAGAAAGTTGTTGAAGTTGTGGACGAGGACAACCTCGTTAAGTTTGCATGGGAACACAAAGACCATGAAGAAACCATTACTTCGTTCTATGTTGAAAAAGAAACGTGGGCATTTAAAGCGTGAGCGACAAAGCACTTGAAATGTTTGGCGACCTGCCTGACTTTCCAGGTTCCCGTGCGCCTAAGAATCGCCCATCAACTAAGAAACAAGATTCATATTTAAGTGATCGCTTTAACGGCGCTCGCTACAAGGTCTATCGGATCAATGGAGAAGACATGCAAATGTTTACCATTGGTCAGTTAGCAATTGCTGTAAACCGAAAGCCCGTAACAATTCGTATGTGGGAAGCACGAGGGTGGGTACCTAAAGCCACCTACCGTACTCCCGCTCCGAAGACTGCACAGATTCCTAACAAATCTGTAAAAGGACGGAGGCTTTACAGCAGGACACAGGTAGAGTTTCTACTTGAAGCAATACAAACCTTCAAACTAGATACTGCGCAAGCAGACTGGTCGGGGTTTGCAAATCACACATCAAAAAACTATCCAAAGTAACTCACAGAAAGAAAAACGATGCCATTTAATGAATTTGAAGATGACGAGCAGGAATTCCAACCTGTCGTTCGTAAGAAGCCAGCCATCTCAAAAGATGACGATGAAATCACAGCCAAGCCACGACCAGCCCGTGTTGCAGACGAAGACGATGCTCCAAAGGCACGCCGTGTTGTCCGCAGTGGTTGGAGCGGTGTTGACTCCGTAAAGACAGGCGACAGCAACTACGCCGTCCGTCTTAAGTTGACCGAAGACACTCAGATCATTCGCTTCATTGGTGATGCTCCATACGCTTCGTATGGTCAGCACTGGCTTGAGCGTTCTGGTCAGAAGTCATTCGTATGCATTGGCGAAGACTGCCCACTCTGCAAAGCAGGTAGCCGTCCGTCCAAGCGTCACAACTTCAACGTTGCACTTCTCACCGAAGGTGAAGAGCCAGCGCTCCGTTCATTGGAAATTGGTCCACGAGTAATTGACCAGTTGAAGAACTTCCACAACAGCGACCGTACAGGTCCTCTTGATAAGCACTACTGGGCTATCTCACGCACAGGTAAGGGCGCAACATCGTCCACCTTGCTTCAGATGGTCAAAGCGGCTGACCTTGAAGAGTGGGGTCTTGCAGCGATTACCAGCGATCAACTCACTGAACTTGAGGAGAACGCATACACAGAAGAAATCATTCAGGTTCCTTCTAAGCGTGACTTGATGCAAATTGCATCAGAAGAACTCGGCTTTGACAAATAAGCCGTGATCACACTTAAAGACAATGACATGGGGCGCCCAGCGCCCCATGTTGTGTCTACCATCGCAGAACTACATGAGATCATCGCAGTTATCCAAAACGTTGGGGCTTTTGCGTTTGACATTGAGTCCCGTGGAATCCTTGATCGCCATCCCGACCTTCTTGAACACATTGAGAAGGAATGGAAAGCGCATGTCGCAAAACTCAAGAACCCATCTCCCGACATCACTCGTAAAGCACGGGAGAAAATAGAAGACGATTACCGCAAGATGCTTGCGCTTGATCCTTTGCGTAACGAAGTCTTTTGGCTAGGTATTGCTACTAAAGGTCATTCATGGGCAATCCCTATGGGGCACAGCCGAGGCTCCATCTTGGTTCCCGAAGAGATTGGTGACGGTACTACTGTCCCTCCTGAGGGTTACCGAAAAGTTCTCAAGAGTGGTCAAGAGTCCACCGCTAAGGCTCGTTACCACATCCCAGCGCAATACTTACCTGTACCTGAGCAACTGTCTCGCTCTGTCGTACTTGAGGAACTGCGTCCATTGTTTTTTAGTGATTTGATTAAAGTTGGGCACAACGTCAAGTTTGACGCTCGCTCATTAAGCAAGTACTACAACGAAGTCCCATCCAATCCGTTTAGGGACACCATGCTTCTACAGCACGCCATTAATGAGAACCTGATGTCTTACTCACTTGAGAGTTTGATTCAACACAACTATGACAAGCACAACGCCTACTCCCGTGAAGGTAAGTTGGGCAAGATCATTGACTTAGTTCCATTTGATTCTGCGGCTCGCTATGTGCACCTTGATGCCCGTTGGACATGGATGCTCTACGAGCGCCTGTCTAGTTATCTGAAACACCATGATGACCTAACACGAGTGGTTGAACAAGACTCCGCAGTGTTACGTGTCCTCATGCAGATGGAGAACGAAGGCATCCCAGTAGACCACCGTCAGTTGAAGATCCTGGGTACAGAACTAGACGGGAAGATGCGAGACACTCTGTTGGAGTTGGCTAAGTACGCACCAGTTGGTTTCAACCCTGACTCCACAAAGCATAAGCAAGCATTCTTGTTCAACAAGAAGCGTGAAGGTGGATTGGGACTAAAACCATTTAAAGAAACTAAAGGTGGCGCACCATCAGTAGACGAAGAGTCATTGAGGCGATTAGAGTCCAAGCACCCAGCGCTTACTTTGCTCCTGCAGTGGTCCGAAACTCAGAAACTTAAATCAACTTATGTTGATGGGTTACTACCTAAGTTGTCTAAAGGTCGTTTGCACCCGTCATACAACCTGCACCGAACTGCTACAGGTCGCTTGTCTGCATCTAATCCGAACCTACAGAACATCCCACGTGAGTCCAGTATCCGTAGCCTTTTCATTGCTCCAAAGGGTTACACCCTGATGGTGGCTGACTACGACCAAATTGAACTACGAGTGATGGCGATGTTCTCCAAAGATCCTGAGTTGATCCACATCTTTAACAATGACATTGACATTCACGCAGGTGCTGCCGCCTTGCTCTTTGGTAAAGATGTATCAGAGGTGACCAGTGACGAGCGTCAGATTGGTAAAGGCGTGAACTTCCTTACTGCCTACGGCGGTGGTTATATGAAACTGGCTCGCACCACAGGGATCCCTGAAGAGCGTGCCAAGTACATGATCAACCGCTACTACGAGCAGTTCGCAGGACTGACCCAGTGGAAGCGACATATCGTGTCCCAAGCCCGTGCCAAAGGCTATGTAACTACCCTGACTGGTCGCAGGCGCCGTTTGCCCGATATCAAGTCCCCAGACGATGAGAAGCGCTCCAGAGCAGAGAGACAGGCGATTAACGCCGTAGTTCAGGGCAGTGCGGCTGACATCTGCAAGATTGCCATGATTGACATTGAAAAAGCCCTACAAGGAACTGATACTAGGATGCTGGTGCAGGTTCATGACGAAATCGTGACCGCAGTACCAGAGAATTCCTGGGAGGAAATCATGCCACGTTTTATTCAAGCCATGGGTGACGGTGTCATCCTGCGTGGCGTCCCTCTCAAGGTGTCCTGCAATGTTGCACATAACTGGGCAGACGCTAAGTAATGCAAGATATAGAGCAACGTAACTTCTATCTCATGTTGTCGGTCCCTGATGGACAGGATTACGCCAGCACTATGGGCTTCTCCAGACCATCAGAAGATGTAAGAGAAGTGGAGTACGCAGATGTCCTGTCTCGTTGGGGCGTCTTTATTGCTACTGACATATACAACGAGATCATAGAAGGCGGTAATTGGTTTGCTGATTTACTAGAGAAATCGGATAAACTAGTATCCCCTAAAGATGAGATTGTTGCCATATTGACAGTATTCGGTATGGCGATGGTTAACAAACTGGCGGACTCAGAGAGAATTTTAATAATGTTAGACAACTTGATGGAGGAAGAAGACGATGAGTGATTGGTGGAGTAAAAAGATTGCAGGAGAGAAGCCAACAGCGCCTCGTACTTACGCAACTCCTCCGACTTCTCCTGTTCTAAATTTCCCTGTTGCGCAACCACAACAACAAGTTCAACAAGGTAACCAAGAAGTATTGGACCCTAATCGTGCACCCACAGACCAGTTAAACATGAGTGACGCTATTCGCTTATGGAAAGGTGGAGAAGCGGCACGTAAAGAAGGAAACTCAACTTGTCCTGAATGCGGAAGTATTTATGTATTTAGCCGTGTAGGACGAGGATCAAACAGTATGATCAATGGAGCACAGCCAGCCCCACGTTGTTATTCGTGTGGTTGGAACGGAAGGTTTTCACAAGGCGACGGATCAAGTTGGGGAGTATAAATGACTGACTACGAATCACTCAATTCAATCATCAATGCGATGAACAAGAAGTACGGAGACGGCACGCTCGTTAAAGGCAGTTCAGTTCGTGAGTTGATGCCCCGCATCACCACGGGCATTCTTGCCTATGACCTCATGCTTGGTGGCGGTTGGCCCGCTAACCAGTGGAGCGAAATCATTGGTGAAGAGTCATCGGGTAAGACTGCACTTGCGTACAAGACAATTGCGGCTAACCAAGCACTTGACCCAGACTTTACAGCGCTATGGATTGCGGCTGAAGAGTACGTACCTGATTATGCCAAGAGCATTGGCGTAGACCTTGACCGTTTGTGGGTCGTTGAGTCCAACATCATGGAACAGGTTTATGACCTTGTCATCAAGGCACTAGACAACCGTGCCGTTGACATGATCGTGATTGACTCACTCCCTGCCCTCGTACCTAGTGACGAATCAGAAAAGATGATGGAAGAGTTCACCGTAGGTCTTGGTGCTCGCCTCACAGGTAAATTCTTCCGCAAGTCATCCAAGTCACAGAAGCGCTCACTGATTCATGACGAGCGCCAGTGCACAGGCATCATGATCAACCAGTGGCGTGAAAAGATCGGTGTGATGTGGGGAGACAACCGCACTACCCCAGGTGGTAAGGCTAAGAACTTCCACTACTTCTGCCGTGTTGAAGTAAAGCGTGACGAATGGATTAAAGCCAAGGACGAGACTGTTGGTCAAACCATCAAGGCTCGTACCATGAAGAACAAGACGTACCGACCACAGCAAGTTGCTGTAGTTGACTACTACTTTGCAGACACCACTGGCTTCACTCGTGGTGAGTACGACACTGTAAAAGATGTTGTCAACATTGCAATTGCATATGAGTTGGTTACTCGTGCAGGTGCTTACTACTCCTATGGAGATCAGAAGTGGCAGGGCAAGGACGGAGTGCTCCAAGCAGTTCGTGAAGACATTGACCTGCGTGACAAGATCACTAAAGAAGTGTTTGCAAAGTTTGGTCTTGAATGATCCTTGGTGGTGATGACCGCAGAGCCATTAATAAGACATCCAAGAAACAGGAACAGCGAAGTGCTAAGTCCTACAAAGGAAGTCGGAACGCTGGCTCAGGCTCAGGATGGTTGCGTAAGAATGACGTACGCACTGCCGATATCTTGATTGAAAACAAGTTCACCACCAATACCAAACAAATAACTATTAAACACAAAGACCTGTCAGAGTTAGTTGAACGTGCCATATTGGAAGATCGTCTTCCTGTACTGCAATTTGACCTTAACAACCGTAGGTATGTAGTGTTAACTGAAGACGACTTTCTAGAGATGAGCGGAATAAACGATGACTGAAACACCATGGCACTTACAGGAATATAAGAAGGCTCTTACCAGCAAAGGTAAGGTCATTCCTATTGTGCAGGCGCAGTTAATCAAAGAGCGCTTGTCATCCACACGAGATACCGCACACCTTCACCCAAGCGAGATCGCTAAGAAGGACTGGTGCCCTCGTTCGTCTTGGTACACCATCAAGGGCTACGAGAAAGAAGACGAGAAGTTTGCGTTTCAACGCTTGAACGTCTTTGCAGAAGGTCACGCTATCCATGCCAAGTGGCAAGGGTGGCTTCGTGATGCAGGCGTTCTCCACGGTACGTGGCAGTGTAAGAACGATATTTGTAGTCACAAATGGGTAGATTTGAGTCCACAAAAGTGCCCGTCATGCGGAACCCCTGGTCCTATCTATCGTGAAGTACCTGTAACCAACGAACAGTTTCATATCCTTGGACATGCTGACGGTATTGTCAATAATGGTAAGGACAAGCCATTCCTTATTGAGATCAAGAGTGTTGGCGCTGGCACAATTCGTTTTGAGAGTTACGACATATTTAAAGAGTCTGAAGGTAAACCTGACGAGATGTGGAAGCGCATCCGCCAGCCATTCCAGTCTCACGTCCGTCAAGCCATGCTGTATATGTACTGCACAGGCATTGACACCATGGTCTTTATCTATGAGTGGAAAGCCACCCAAGAAGTAAAAGAGTTCGTGGTTCAGTTCCAACAAGAATTAGTTGATCCTATTCTGAGCGCTTGCGAAACGGTAGTTCGGGCGCTAGATTCATCAGTCCCACCCATGCGCCCAGCGTGGGTAACGGATTCAGAACATAAGACATGTAAGCAATGCCCATTCAAAAACACATGCTGGAAGGAAAACGATGCGAACAATACTGCGACCAGAACCGATGACAATGACAAACTCTTCACAGGACAACTCCTCAGTGAGGGAGAGATTCAATCAGAAGTTCACGATGCCCCCAAGACCAGCGGGAGAGATGCCACAGGTACCCCAGTATCTGGACGAGTTATCAGACGCTGAACTGATGTCTCTCTACGGAGAGTTCATGGCATGGGTGTCTTATGCCAAAGCAGAATTAGTTGAAGCAGAGATCAGCGAAGAACGACAAGCAAACAACTGTCGTATCGTTGAGGCTAAGTGCTTGATCGGTCAATGGAGCGACACCGCTAAAGGTGACACCGTTACATTGGCTAAAGCCCGCCGAGATGTTGACCCTGCTGTTATTGAACAACAGGAAGAGCACTTGAATACTCGTGCGTACCGCAAGATGGTGGACTCAGTGTTTGAGCGCTGTGAACGTGGTGCACAAGTGTTGTCACGAGAACTAAGCCGCCGTATCAGTATTGCTCCGCAGGAGCGTAGACAAGCACGATACAACCCATGACCATTGTTCTGTTTAAAGATGTGCCCATTGGTCCAATACCAATCACACCAATCACACCAAACATTTCTGAGGATGCTTGTCCTATTGCTCGTGACACCTTGTTTCATTACGCAAAGAACCTTGGCGTACCAGTAGGTTACAAACAAGAACAAAACGGCAGACTGATTCAAAACGTTGTGCCCAACCCAAAGACTGAGTACGCACAAATATCATCGTCATCTAAAGCGGACTTAGCGCTACATACTGAGACAGCCTTTCACCCCTATAAGCCTGACTACATCATGCTGTTGTGCTTGCGTGGTGATCCTAAAGCCTTTACAACGTATGCGCAGTTACAGGACATACTGCCTGAGTTAGATGACATATGCATTGCTTTGTTATCTCAACCTTTATTTGAAACAACTGTTGACGACAGTTTTAGAACCAAGGGTGAACCTGACACGGTTGTAACAACAACTGTCTTGGGCATTAAAGATGGACGACCAACCATGTGTTACGACAAGTCTGTAATGCGTGGCACCACGGTGGCGTCCCAAGATGCTCTAGAAGAGTTTGGTCGTGCTGTAGAGAAGCACACTAAAGAGATAGCGCTGGGCAGAGGTGATTTATTGATCATTGATAACTCCAACACCATCCATGGTCGTAAGCCATTCCAAGCCAGTTATGACGGGACCGATCGTTGGGTTCAGCGTTTACTTGTCCGCAGTTACACCAGCCCAATATCTCCAGATTTGGAAATGTGCCCAACAACTGGCTACCCTGTTATTACTAAATACACAAAGGAGTGAACATGTTTATTTCAAAAGAAGGAATTAATGTTCCAGTTCGTCCAACAAAACAAATACTTCCACAAGAGCACTACCTTATTAAAGATTTAGTTGATCTTGTTAAAGAGTTTATGTGTAACCAACCAGTAGATAAGCATCATGCCTTTAGGTTGTTTCATGAAGCCGAAACCCTTCGTACCAAATGGCTACAGAACAATGGGTAACAAACACAAAGCCAAAGGTACAGCCTTTGAGACGTTGGTCAAGGAGTACTTGATCAGTGCAGGGTTTAAGAACGCCCGCAGAACAGCCCTTGCTGGAGCCATGGACACAGGTGACATCAATGGCATTGTGCGCCGTGTAACCGAACGTGAGGTTGCGATCCAGTGCAAGAACGATAAGTCGTTTAACATCAGTGGCTGGCTCAATGATACTGTAGGGCAGGCGGATCGTTTAGGTGACGGAGTTCCTGCGCTAGTTGTGAAGAGGAAAGGTAAAGGGGAAAAAGCATTGGGTGAGTCATATGCTGTGATGAGGCTAGATGACCTGATAGAACTCTTGAAAGAGGCAGAGTACTTCTAAACTTTGGGAACAATTTAATTCATTGTTCTACTAGGAGTACAATCATGTCACAAGAACTTAATTCCCCAATTGAAGACGTCCTTAAAGTATCGGGTTCCAGTAACCCACAGAGCGTTGGATCCATTCTTGCCCGTGCAGTGAACGCAGGTCAAGCGCCAAAGATGCGAGCGATCGGTGCAAGTGCTGTAAATCAAGCCGCAAAAGCCGCCGCCATTGCTAGAGGCTTTGTTGCCCCACGTGGTGTTGATCTTACTTACATTATTGGCTTTGATGATATTATTGGTGATAACGGAGAATCCATTTCGGCTATCTCCTTCAAACCAATTGTGAGGTAGTCGTGGACGAAATTAGCCCAAAATTGCGAGGCACACTGCCAGCCGCCGCCCGTGCCAAGATGGTGCACCATCGTGCGTACAACGCAGGTCGTGGAGACAACCCACACGGCGCAACCACCCCAGTAGCAACTGAGCCAGATGATGAAGAGCAGTGGCTTTCTCGTTACGAAAAACATCCTGACTATGATCCAAACAAATCCTTCTTTACGAAAGTTGAAGACTAATTATGGGCATCTTTAACAAGATTCGTGGTGGTGCTGGGCAATCTGGATATCCATCAAAACCTACGCAGTTCAATAACGGTGGTATGTCTCGCCCTTCGGCACCTGCACCTGCACCTTCGGCACCTGCACCACGTTCCTATGAAAAGGATTCACGTGGCTTGAATAAGATGCCAAACGTTGAATCATTGGGCGCCCCAAAGAGCGGAATGACCTTCCACAACACCCCTAAAGGTTCATCAAGCCCTCTTCGTCATGAAGTGACTAGTTATGGTGACATGCACACTGTTAATACCTACGGTCAAACAGCAAAAGGTGAAGCACGACTTGGTTCATTCATGACAGACCAAGCACCAGCATTTGAAAATGGTTCACTTCGTTTTGGTGGTGGCAACACTTTTGATATGGCTACTGGTGAACAGTTTCCTTCTGGCGCTTCCCATGAGAACGCAAAAATGACACGAGAGTGGAAGAACTAGTTATGAGCATTTTAGGACGTATTGCAAATAACGAACCACATCGTGGTATACGTAGCGCTCCACCAGAACCACCATCATGGGTGACAACTCGCCCAACTGGTTCCCCTAAACAACTTGATGCCCAAGGAAAATTGGGATCAGGCGGTAAGCCAGCAATGACAACTGCACAAGTTGATGCACGATTGTCAGAGATGGATAAAGACTGGGGTATGAAGAACGGTTATGCCAAACCATACGATGTGTCTGGTCGTTAATGGCTCGCAAAGATCACTTCGCATCTGGAGCGGGTTCAGCATCTTCATTTAAAATATGGGACGAACCAAACACTGGTAAGTCTTCAGAAGACGCTAAAGAGATTGTTGTCCCCATGATTCACACTCCTGCCCGTGAAGCAGGGACACTCGGTCCAGATGACGCAGGTTTCCCAGTTAAGTGGACTAACCGTATTAAGATTGAGCGTGACAGCACCACTAAGACAAGCAAGATTGGTGATGTAGGAAACGTACGCATTGCGTTGCGTGATCCGAACACCCGCACCGTTGAAAGTCTTGAAGGTCGTGGGATGACTACCACAGACCCAGAAGCCCTAAAGAAACAACACCCTCGTCAATTAGGTAAGGCTGTTGGTGCCCCTGCTACTCACGATGAGTATATGGCTGGCAGAGACAAGTACGTTGAAGAGCGCAATGCAACTGTTAAAGCAATGGCTTCAGAAAAACTAAATGCAAATCGTAAAGGTAAGCGTGAACGGCGACAAGCATTGTTGCCTAACGAAAAGCCTAGGAAGCGCACTAAGCGTATTGAGGCACCTTCGGTAGCCAATAAGACTTACCCAAAGGCAACAATTCCTAACCCTAAAGCCAAAAAACCTAACGAGATGTGATTATGGCTTCCAAGAAGAAGCCTCGCAAACCTACTATTGGTAGGACTCCTGCATCTATGACGGGTGAGCGTGGCGGTGCCCGTCATGCAATACGCCCAATCTCACCTCTAGGTGGAGGTATAATGGGTGGTCTGCTCAGTCCGAGCGGACAAGGTCAAACGGGCATATGAGCAAAAACACCTTTACATCATGGATGACGCCAGCGGCTCAAAATGGTGTAGGCACGCAGTCCGACTTCGGTCCGTCACCTGTATTCCGCAACGCCAAAGACCTAGCGCTATCGGGCTACCAGACAGGCGCTGACACCCAGTATCCAGACGGATACCTCGGCACCATGTCGGCTAACCGCCGTCAAGACAAGATCCTTGGCTCACTCAGCCGAATGAATGCCCGTCAGTATTCACGTGGTGTGCATAAAGGTGAACGGATTAATGCGGGCGATTACCTATGGCCCGATGAGTTCAACCTTTATACTGCTCTTCAGTATCAAGCACAAGGTTTGAAGTTTGCTCCTACAGGGGCAGAGCCTGTGCGACTTACTAATGACGGTAAAGTCGGTCCTCGTGGTATTTCACGAGACCAAAAGCGTGACGAGGCTACAGAAATTAGCCTCCAGCGCCGTTCCCAACTTAAATCCCTAGCACCGAACTGGAAGTAATCATGTCTTGTAAATCATGTGGTTGTAACTGCAAAGATAAAAAGAAAAAGGCAGGTAAGTAATATGTGTAAAGCATGTGGTTGCGGTATTAGCGACAAGAAAGACCCACGCTACGGCAAGGGCAAGCCAACTGCTAAGAAGAAAAAGAAGTAATCATGGCACGTGGAGAACGCTCAGAGAATCACCCAAGCCGTAAAGTAGACCGTGAATCACGTACGAATACTCCAACCCCAGATCGTACGGATGCAATTATTGATGACCTTCAAGCGATGCTTGAAGGGCGTATGGCTCCAAAGAGGAGTATTACTCAATTGGGATTGCCTAAAAAGTAATGGCACGAGGTAATGACGAATCACGCAATGGTGCACGCATTGTTGACATGAACGCATACAAGATGCGTAATCACCCTGCCTCTGGTGGTATACAAAAGGGTGCTAGTCGCATCAAGAACGCTCTCATGGGCAGTCCAGGAAATCCAGACTTGGATGACCCAAACACCCCTGAGTACACAGGTCAAGAAGCACGTATTTCTGATTTGTCCCCACGCAACATTTACAAAGCCATGGCAGGTGATGGTGGTAAACAACCACCAAAGAAGCCAAAGACCAAAACTGGTGATGCTGGTAAAGACAAGCCTAAGAAGAGCAGTAATGACGATGCAAACCCATACGGTATGCCACGCCCTAAGTTATCTGCACGTGAAAGCCGTGAAGATAAATACAAAAACGGTTGGTACAACTAACTAATGGCTCAACAACTGCCTACCCCACGACCGTGGCAATCTCACACCGAGATGCTCGTTGACATGGCATTGCAGAACGCCGTATCCGACCCAGACACCATTCGCCAGATCCGCCCTGTGTACCCACAGCAAGTATTCCCACAGAACCGTGGCTTTGAGAAACAGACAATGGGAATAATGGATGTGCTTAACATTGACCGTTATGCGGCTTCTAACCGTTCGTGGGTTTCTGGCGCTCCTGTGATGTTCCGTGATGGTACATTCATGGAAGATAACTTCTCAGGATCTAGTCGTTACTCAATGCAAAGTTTGGGGATGTAATTATGGCTAACAATGACAGTGACTACATTGGCAACTTAAGTAATTCTCGTTGGCAGTCAATGAATGCAAGTTACCTAAACCGTACCCCATCATGGATGCAGGGAAGATTACCTAGAGCGCAACAGCAGGCAGGTGGAGGCACCTTTAGAGCACCTAACTCTGGCGCAACCCAGTCATGGGAGGGCGGGCAGATGCACCCAAGCCTGCTTAAACAGCACACCGCTAGTCAGGACATGGCAAAAGGGTTTGGTCAGTTAGCATCACAACTTGGTGAAAACCGTGATCAACAGCAGGCTCAAGCGCAACAACAAGCGCAACAGGCTCAACAAAGTCAGCGGGCTGGTCAGAACTTTTATAGTCAATATGTAGGACTTGTTAACAAAGCGAAATATCAAGCCGCTTTGCAACCAGCACCTGCTCCAGCGTTGCCTAGTAAAGCAATGCCACCACCAGCCCCTGGAGTACAGCCATTTGGATCACCTGCGCAGAACCAAGCGTTCCCAGCGCCAGGAACTCCTGCCCCTGCCCGCCAACCATTGACCCCAAAACAACAACAGGCTGTTGCTGGAGTGTCTCAGAACAAGGCACGATCTGCGTCTAGTTCTCAACCAGCACAGACTCCTGCGTTTACTCCAATGCAACGCACCCCCTCAGTGATGGCTACAAATCGCCCAGCCCGTACCCCAGCGTCCCCTTCTGTCTCTGCTCGTCCACCATTGACCGATTTACAACAAAAGGCTATTGCTGGCGTTCAACAGATGCGTGAACAACGTAATGCTTCTGCTAATAAGCCA